CCTGCTGCTCTTGGTATGTTTTTCCGCAAGATGGCAGCTCTCGGTCTAGGCCGTGAGTTCTTTGCAACCAGTCCTTCTAACGCTGCAATCGAGCAGGCAGTTAAGGGTCGCGCATTTCGTGCACAAGTTGGCTCTCGCACATGGCAAGGCCAAAAGAAGAACGAAATTAAGATGTACTATGTAGCTACAGCGCCAGCAGGTATTCCTGCTTCCCCTGCAGCTGCAGCGCCTGCACCAGCGCCTGCACCTGCACCAGCGCCTGCACCTGCACCAGCGCCAGTAGTTGCTGCTGCTCCACCTTCAGCACCCTTCTAAATAGTACGCTAAGTACGTCTGGTTTATCACCTATTCCTGGTACAGTGAATAGGTGATATTCCAAATCTACTTAGAAAGGTAGTGGGTATGAAGATAATCGTTACGGGTTTTACTGCGCTCCAGATTAACACTGAGAAGCGCACAATCCAAAAAATTGACGTGCCTGCTTCTATCGTCAAAGCATTACGAGAAGCTGGTCACGATGTTGATTGGCGCAAGGTTACTCCTGGCGAGGATCTGTCGTCTTATGATGCAGCGTGGGTAAACCTTGCACCGTTAAACTCACTTAACGGACGTCAAGGCGCTATGGGTGCGCTATACGTTTTATCATCAGGCTTGCCTTGCGTAGGATTCTTTGATGATTGGCAAACAAATACAGTATTTAACGGCGCTCGCGCTTTAATTCGTAAACCAGAGATGTTGTATAAGCATCTACTTGTAGGAACTGAACATCGCGGTGACGAAGGCGCAACTTACTTTAGTCGTGCAGATATTGACGCAGCTCTCGAGCGTGTCAGAGAATTAAACCCGGCGGCCGCTAAGAAGTGCTACGTTGAACGTTACTACATGATGGATACAGACGAGAACGTTCAGCCTTATGAAAAACGTTTAGTAGAGGCAGCACGTGATCTCATAGCAGATCGTTGGACTGCAGGTATGGTTCCAGTTTGTCCTATGTATTCTTTCGGTGATAGATCTATCGTGCGCAAGCGCATGCCTGTTGAGCTAGGACCTATTGAAGCTCTTGACCCAACATCAACTGTAATTCCAACACTTCAACCAGTAACTGCGCTTCAGCCAGAGCACAAGAAAAAGGCTTGGGTTCTTGGAGCTCTTATGCCACATGACACCTGGCTTGAAAGAAAAAATCCTGATTGGCATGTAGAAATTGTAGGCAGTCGTAAACTTATTAAGAAGCTTGGCGGCCAACGTTTTGATACCGAACAAGATGTACTTGAATTTTACAACAAGCACTGGGGAATTCTTTCTCCACCGTATCCACATGCTGGTTCTGGTTGGTGGCGCTCACGTTTCCTCTACGCAGCGCATGTCGGCTCTATTCTTGTAACCGATAAGGGTGAGGGCGATCCATTAGGTGATGCGTATAAGTTAAAGATTCCTGATGTTGAAAAGATGACAGACACGCAATTGCATGAAGCAGCAATGGCGCAACGCGCCGCTCTTGCTCCATATTTACCAGAATACTCCGCATTTGTTGAACACTGTGACCGTATCATTAAGCGTGCAGTTGCAGAAGATAAAGGCATAGCAAGAAATGCAGACGGTACTCTCGTATGAGTAAAATTCTTATCACAGGTATGACTGCATCTCATGCGTCAGAGAAGGCTAACCTGCGCTCGTTATCTTTTGCCGGAGTAATGAGACGTGTTCTTGAACAACAAGGTCACGAGGTTATTCAGGAAAACCCAGAGGTATCCTGGAACACAAAGGATCTTGAACAATACGACGCGGTACTTGTCGGCATCAGCCCTATTACAAGTTTAAGTGCAAATCATGTCTATGGTGCGTTAAGTGTTATGGATGTGCTGCTTGATTCACCTAAGCTGCATCTATTTATTGACGCGCCAGAGCCTGCAAAGATTACTGCAAGCCTACGCGCAATGGTTAAGACGCCTGACAACCTCACCAAGCCTTTTTACTCGTACCGCAAGGGATTTAGCCACGCGTCGGAATCGAACATGCTTAATAACCTTATAGAGGTAATAGAGGACCTTCTCACAAAGCCTTGGCCTGTAACGTTGTATCCGTCATTGCCATGGACAAACGAGGAAGAGCACGTTGCAAATCTTTTACCTGAAGGAGCGCGTGATTCTCTTAAGGCAATTAACTTAGATTCATTTTTAATCTCAACACAGGACATGATTGAGACAGAGCGTCGTGATAAGTGGGCAGTGGAAAATTACTCTACGCGATGGGTTAAAACAACTACGGCTACATTGTCAAATCCTACTGTCCCTATGAAGTGGAACAAGTCATGGAGCGACGCGCAGGTTGATGTACAAATTGCAGCTAGCATAGGCGCTCTTATTCCACCGTATTCTTCAAGCACGTGGTGGAGTTATAGATACGCTCAATGCATGAACGCATTAACTGCAATCGCTACAGACTGGAAAGAAAGTAGTATTCTTGGGTCTTCCTGGACGCATCTTGCCTCAAGTATTGAAAGTATGTCCCAGGAGGAGCGTACTACGCTTGCACTAGAACAACGTAAGACGTATCTAGCGAGCATTCCTACACGAAGAGAAGCAACCATAAACCTAACACAGGCGTTAGGTTTATTTACGAGAAAAGAGCAAACCAATGTCTATCTTGTTCAATAACTGGTTAAGACGTACACGTGATCTACAAAAAGATGTGTACTTTATTAACTATGAAGAAATGGAAGGCGATAAGCCTCAAAATATTCGTCGTCTAGTTGAGTATATGCGTTGGAACATGCTCGCCATCGATGACGAACTTGCAGAGATGCGTCAGGCAATATCGTGGAAGCCTTGGCAACATGATGCTCCATACGCAGATCGTGAAGAGATCATCAAGGAGGCTGTTGACGTCTTGCACTTTGTCGCAAATATCATCGTTGCGGCGGGCGGAACTGACGAGATGCTCGATAAGTTCTATCTTGAAAAGATGGAACGCAACAAGGAACGCCAGCTTAATGGGTACAAGGTTAAGGACGTAGGAGTAAAGTGTACTCTATGTCAGCGCGCAATTGATGACGTCGGCCGCGGCGCAAGCCCGGATATGTGTGCTAAATGTTTGCCTAAGGAGGTAGATTACAGTGCCTGAGATTAACAAAGAGTGGATTAAAGAACAAATGCAGGAGGCAAAGGTTAAGGTAGGAGTTGGAAATGCACTACTAAAACTTCTTTCCGCGTGGGAACCTTTGAAGTTATCTAATCCTCAGCAAAAAGAGGTATTAGCGCTATTTAACCAACTTGCACTTGGCTACGCTATAACACCAGAGGTTGCTAATGAGATATGGGTTGACGCACAACCAGGAGCGATTACTGTTGGAGATCAGGTACGCGTAAAACTTGACGCATATCAAGGATCTACTGGTGCGATGCATAACGGACGCAGAGGTAAGGTTGTTGGAATTCGCTATGGCGATATTATCTTTAAGTCTAATGACGACAAGCAGCCTGTACTTGATGGCTCACACTACGCGCCTTATCAACTTCAGAAGAAAGTTCAATAATGAGATCTACAGTTGAGTTCTACATTACAGGATCTACCTTAACTGAGATTATGGAAGGTGCTAAGAAGCGTTGGCAAGATTTTTGCGGTGACGAAAGCGCAACCTTGCCTACGGACTCAGAGTTGCAGATCAAGGATAAACTTGATGACGGCAACATACTTACAGGGATCATCACTATTCGCACGAAGGTAGAAGACAAATGACAGAAAATGATGCAGTAGTTCAGTATCGCGTTGAGGCTTTACGCGAGGCCGCAAAAATAATTGCAGGTGATAGGGACGCGCAATACGGAAGACCTGAGGAAAACTTTGCACGTATATCGAAGGTATGGTCAATGATTCTTGAAGTCGATATATCTACCGAAGACGTTGCAATGATGATGGTCGGGTTAAAGGTTGCACGCTACGCAAACAAGTCTGGGTTCCAGGGAGACACTTGGATTGACATCGCGGGATACGCGGGTTGCGGGTATGAGGTAGGTATGTTGGAGCTAGAAAAGAACGCTAATCTTTCTGCGTAAATAACGCGCGGTAAGTAAGATGTCGGTATAAGGTCCTACCCTAGGAACTACGAAGGGCTAAGCCTTGTCACAACATACCTTTATTGACTGCAACGGCCTTGCCGCGTTCATGAGTCTCGGCTTTGTGCAAAATGACATGAAGATGATTCAACGCACTGGAACATTAAACTTTGGAAATGCTGTCGCAGATAACAACCGTCATCTTCTTGGAGATGACTGGACAGCAGAATTTTCAGATGATCCTAACGAATGGCGCGTGCAAAAAGCAGACATAGTTATGGGCTGTCCTCCCTGCTCTGGTTGGTCCGTATGGTCTGGCCCAGCAAATCGTGGACCTGACTCTAAGGCGCACGAGCACACCGTAGCCTTTATGAAATACGCAGGACGAGTGAAACCACGCGCTATTGTTTTTGAGTGTGTTCAACAGGCGTATACACAGGGACGCGATGTAATGGTTAAGTATCGCGACATGGTTGAACAGATCTCAGGTAAAAAGTATGACCTATACCACGTTAAAGAAAACAACCTACAGGTTGGTGGATTTTCGTATCGTCCTCGCTACTTCTGGGTAGCAGTTGAATCAGGGCTTAAGTTTTCAACTCCGATTACCGAGCCAAAAGAACTTCCACGCATTATGGACATCATCGGTGATCTTGCGGAGATGCCTCAGACATGGAACAAGCAAAAGTACACCGCGCCTGCTCCTTCTAAGTGGGTTAAGCATCTACGCACAAAGGACGGAATGGTTGACGGTCACATCGGTAAAACAAATATTCATGCGCAGCGCATTGAAGAGATCTTTAGTATCATCGGAAATGACGGCTGGGAAGGAAA